ACTGAGAACCAATGCATTGGCGATCAGGCCACAATTGATGCGTACCTTTCTCTTCGCTGCTCTAATCTGGGCAATACCATCAGATGCTACATTATCCCAAGGAGTCCCGCTGTTATCCGTATAAAGAGCGGCCCCGGTGAAAGTACTGGTGTTAAAAACTAACGCGGCAGTACGTACTTCCTGGGCGACTTTTACAATCCGGGTGGCTGCCTTTGCTGATGCTAATTCCGCATCAAAATCAGACTTGAACAATGCCCGATCGTCATCAGACAAAGGAATCTCAAATCCATGCTCCTCGCAAGAAAATGATTTGTCCCTTTGCCCGATCGATCCCCTGTTGTAGTTTCCTCCACCACCTCTTTTTGTATCCGCTTTCTGAGTCAAGCTCTCCCGGGTAATCGCCGGATAATTCGCTTTCTTTTTCGGAGTTTTAAAAATTGGAAAAACCTTCGTTGTGATAAACTCCTCTGGCTGCTCAACATATTCCAGCATCGCAGCCCCTAAATCCAATCTCGGTGTAGCCCTTGTTCCTACTTGATCCATGACTCCCTCCTCTGTTATGTTTTCGGTTTAGTTACCCTACCTAAAACCATCCTCTATTATCGATCCTTTCTTAGCTTATCTTTTCAACTAATACAAAGATGTCAAAAGCCTGTGCTGCGCTGGCCAAGACCTGTAATTCAGTTGCCGCCGCCAGTTCGTCTTTTTCCGCTACGATAGTTCCACCCCTAACGATCACATCGTCAGCTGTTCCCTTTGCCGCATCAGCAGATATATCCTCATCACTACCATTCTGCAATTTCACATTCGATGCACCTGTATCCCGGGAAATCAACCACCAATCAATAACCAGACATTTAAATGGAAGAGATGTAACAATAGTTATTGCGGTTGTTGCATCCGTAATCCCAGTCTTTTTAAAGAGAATCGGGATTCCACCATTTCCATCTTCTGCTTCAATGGCTACAGTTGCACCATCGATTTCTGCTGATGCTGCCTGGTCAAACAGAACCTCAACAATTTCCGTAGCTGCAGCTGCTGCTTCAAGCGCTGTGCCTTGGACAGTACCACTGGCCGAATCCTGGACTTTTCCATCAGCAGCGCCATAAAGAGCTGCCCCTGACGAAAAATCTTCCGCAGCTTCTACCTTAAAAGTGCGATGCGCCCCTTTTAAAGCAACATCTATAATCTCCCCTGATGCTCTTTTCTCAGTTGTAATACCAATGAAGTTCTCTCCGGCACCTGCATACACAACTGTGCCGGCAGACAACTTTACCCTGCGATAAGCCTCAAGATCCTCACCAGCAACAATACCTTTTCTTCCCATATTCTCTTGCATCTCTCTCCTCCTTTTTTTAGGTTCACTTATACTTAATCGTTTACAATAATTTTTAGCTTACTTCTTCCGCAGCTCCGCAGTTGGGCTTAAGGCATCCGTCATATTTCCGCCATGCTCTTTTTGATATTCTTTTGCCTTATCAATATGACTTAAGTTACCTTTCCCGGACTCCCCTGCGTTGGGTCCAGGATTTGGGGGCGCATTCTCCTCTAATTCTTTGAGCTTCTTATCCTTGAAACTCAAAAGAGCTTTATCAACAGATAACCCTCCCTCTACGGCCTTAAGAGTAAGTTCTCCCACATCTTGAAACCCTAATGATTCCTTGACAATTTCTGTAGCCCTTGCCCTTTCATTTTTAAGCCCTTCGGCCTTGCCTGCCTCCAACCCTTCATTGCGTATTGAATCGAAAAGGTCAGATCTTTCTTTTTTCAACATATCGACTGTTAATTCTTTAACTTCCATCTCGTCTCCCTCCTTTTTTATTTGGTTTTTTTCCTGTTTTTCTTGTCCCGGGCCGGGCCTTCCAACCCGTCTCATTTGACCGCCGCATTCAGGGCATTTATGCTCAGCGCAATGGTCTTCGTAAGTCTCTTTATGCCCGCACTCGATGCATTCACAGTCAAATTCTTCTCCCAGAGACTTATCTTCCCGATTAGTTGCATATCTTTGAAGAAAAGATATTGTCTTTTCAACTGCATCGGGATTCTCAAGGAATTTATCTAAAAAGGCCGTCATTTCTGCTGATATTTGAACATCTTCACTAAAAAATGTTCCAAACATTCCATCATTCGCAGCAGGACTATCAACAGTATCTACGGCCCATAATTTTTTAAATCTCACCAAAGGCAGTAATGGCTTACCCGTTTTTTTTTCTTTTTTCTTCGTGCCATCTTCATTTAATCGTTCTTCTAGTTCTCCATCAAAAACAATAGAAGCGCCGAATGCATCTGGGTCATTCTCGGCTAAATCCATTACATAAGACGCTAAATCTCCATTGGGTGTTTTATGCGCGGTTTTATCAAAATGAATATCGCCTCTTACTGTATTTTTATCCTTCCATAAATTTTTAACTCTTCCAAGAAAAGTGCCCAGGGCAGTATTACTCATATTGGGATGACCGAATCTTGATTTGACTCCATTTTTTGTTTTATTCCCCAGCTCCACAATTTGTTCTAAAGCAATGTCGTCTATTTCCACATTGTGTCCTTTTGCTTCTCCTTTGCTAACTACAGCAAAATTATTAATCACGTCTTTTTCTTTATCTACTCCTTTCTTGCCATCCTTAATGCCTCGCGCAACATCGGAACGAAATAGAATCCTTTTTGTATCTTTCATATCGTTATCTCCCCTTTTTTATCTTTACGTGAGGCAACATTCTTTATTTTTAGATATATCATTTTGGGTCTAACCAACATATTTACGGGTATTGCTGTAATTTTTACTATTTCAGATTTAATAACTTCCTTGTGCCCCTGAACATCTGATTTATTTTTGTTTGTTTTTTCTTTCTTCATCTTCCCCTGCTTTGCTTATTTCATCAGTTGCTTTATCATCTTTTGAGCCTAATTCTTTAAGCCCAAGTTCTTTTCTCTTTTTCTCTTCGCGTGCTCTTTGCTCCATTATCTCTTCCCAATCTTTACCTTGCCCAGCTGCTACATCGGCCAGACTCGAAATATTACTTCCAATAGCTTCTTTCGATGCCTTAACCTCTTTCAATGGATCAACCCAGGGCCACCCAGGAGCTATCCAGCGAGCTCTAACCCAATCAAGGCGGTTTTTATAAAAGTTCTTAATATCTAATTCGCCTTTTAAATAAGCCTCTTCCAAAAGCATTTCCCATACTGGCTGGCAAAGTTTCTGGGACATCCATTCTTGACGACACTTAAAATATCTATACGCCTGTAACAACGCTGCGCGTGCACTTGAATAATTTGTTTTACTAAAATCTTTAGCAACCAACTCATAAGGAAGACCTAAAGCCGTACCTATCGCCCTTAAGATACGCTCAACAAATGGCTCAAAAGAACCACCTGGTCTTTGTGGAGCAGCAGTTGAAATCTTTTCTCCGGGTGCTAAATAATCAATCATCCCCGGCTCAATCTCTTCAATTTTTTTAGAATTTATCGTTTTATCAGCCCTATTATAAGATGCTGAATAACTTTCGGATTTTTCTACAAAGACTGCAAAACAAGCCGCAATCCTGGCCGCAACTAATTCTGCTTCCATGTAATCAGCTAAATCCTTGAATAGTGTCATCACGGGCGCAAAGAAAGGTACCCCGCGCGTCTGCCCCGGTCTCAAAATTGGATAAAGATGTAAAACATTGGGTCTACCTAATTTATTTTTTGCAGGAATTCTCACAAATTTATTTGCATCTGGAATTCTAAAACGTGAAATTAAATCGCCGGGATGCGTTTTTCTTATCCAATAAGCCACAGGTTGTCCCCTCTTCCCAATCTCAACTCCATTTCTAATTGATTTATCACTCCTTTTGTCCGAAGGAGTTGCCAATCTATCCGATTCAATCACCTCTAATGTCAACATATATGGCCGATTTTTATCTTTTAGCATTAAAGGCAAAAGTATAACCTCGCCGTTTTCGAGTATCTGCCTGTCGGTGAGTTGCTGAATCTCGTAAAAATTCATTCTTTCTGTTGCATCGGCAAATGGTAACCACTTCTGCCAAATACGTTCTACTTTTTTCTGAAATTCTTCGGCGGCTTTATCTTCAATACCTAAACTCTCGCGGTCTATTCGACTTTGAGGCTTGATGCCAGTTCCTACCGTGTTTGTGACCATCGTTCCGGTAATCCCACTGGCATGCCCATCATTCCGGTTTAAATCACGACTACGTTCTCGTAAGGTAGGTAATTCGGCCAAGATATCTTGATCCGCACTCCCACCACCAGGAATCCAAGAATTCCTCAATCTATTCCTTTCTGCACCTCGGTAAGAACTAAAAGCGAATTTGCCAGCGTGACGAAACATCTTGCGGCGATATGCCATACGAGGAGAAAAAACGTCAACAATATTATCAATACGTTCAGATAATGTGGTTTTTTTCTCTAGAACTTCTTTCATATCTTTAATTCTCTCCCATCAAAAATAATATCTTTTGAATCAACTTTATTTTTATTCTCAAATCTTTGGTGGGTTGATTCGTTTTTAAAAGCCATAAGCTTTTCAGGGCGATTATCAGATTTCTTCCCTATATGATGAATTATTTCCCAGCGATGCAAATATCTACCAATCTGCCTTTCAACCACAAGACGATGCTCTCTGATATAACCATGATTATCAGCATTGGGATGATTTCTTTTTTTAATAAGAACATATCCGTGACCGTCTCCCACTTTACCACCCTTCCAATTGGGATTTTCTTTATCAAATCGATGAATATCATACATAGGATTATTTTCTAATTGAGTTGCACATTTTGAAGAACAAAATTTACCAAATCCTTGTTTCAAATCCTTATCAAATGCAAAACATTTTTTGCTACAATTTTTGCAAATAATAATTTGACCATAAAGCCGACAAACCTGCCCTTTTTTCTTCCCTGTTTTGCAGATGTATCCTACATATGCTTTCCCATTTTTGTATTTAACTTTGCCTAATTTCATTTTGGCCTCACAAACGAAGCATAATTACGGGTATCTTTTCCGCTATTTATTTCACGTTGAAGTTTGTCGCGAAGATCCATGAGCTCGCGGAGTGAAATATACTGAAGGTTACGATCACCGATGCTATAAGATGCAACGGCGCCCCCAGTAAGGCGAGCCTGAATTGCATCATTAACCGCTGTCAACATTTCTTGTTTTGAAGCCATATAATTAATCTTCCTTTAAAAATAAAAAAGGCAATGCATAATATATCCATTACACATTGCCATTAAACAAACCAATAAAAATGGCAGAAATATCTTTTACAATATCTCTGCCATTAAATAACCCAATAAGTCAGAGGATTAATCTAAATAATCCTCCGGAGGAAATGCATGACGGCCGTCAGGTAAATCTGACGCCGTACCAATATAGTCAATACCTATTACAATAATAAATTTACTTAAAGTATATAT